CCTCTGAACTGTGTTCTCGTGAATAGAGTGTGCACTGCGTTGGATGACGATGAGCCTGTGAGTGTGACGCTCTCAACACCCACCTTGTCTATCTGTAGTTGGGTGAGTGGTGCTGCTTGATTGATACCCACTTTGTCAGTAGAGGTATTGACGAACAGGACACCGCTGTTTATGTTCAGGTTACCAGAGCCTGTTATCGTTGTAGCAGATACAGTCCCACCTGACATGTTGCCAGTGAGGTTGGCGTTGATTGTGCCTTTCGTTCCAGAGAAGACTTGGTTCGTCGAACCGGATGCAGCAGTTAGGAAGGTGAAGTTGCCAGCGTCCTCGTCATATCCGAAGAAGCCGACTCTGGGTGAACCGTCGTGGTATCTGAACTCGATGCCCTTGTCCTTGGAATCGTTGCTGCCCGGAGCAGTGTCACCACCCAGTGTGAGTACAACGTCGTCTGTGGTCAGCGTGGTGCTGTTGACTGTGGTTGTAGTGCCGTTCACCGTGAGGTTACCTGTGACAACTACCTCACCGGCGAGCGTGGTCTTCTGCGCTGAGTCTATCGTGAGGGCTGTGGTAGGCGATGTGCCGTTGTGTGTGCTTATGATGAGTTTGCCCTTGGTGTCGTCGTTCGACCCGTCGTGACTACCCTGTATTCTCACTAGGGACGCATCGGCATGGTCCTCAAACAGGATGTTGCTCTCAGCGCCACCATCGGTGTGCTCATTCACGCTGTTCTTGAGTGTGATTGTAGGACCGTCTGCCGTTATCTGCAACTGCGTGCCCGGAGCGGTGTCCCCTATGCCCAATTGAGCAGCGCCGCCCAGTATGAGGTCATCCTCACTCTCATCCCATAGCATGTAAGAGCCAGCAGTAGCACCGAAGAACTTGACATCGTAGCCAGTGTCATCCACACCGACAGTCACAGGACCGTCTATGTCCAAGGTCGATGTCACGAAGAAGGTGTCAGTGGACGCATCCCAGTGGATGAACTTGGAAGCGGTATCCCCGAACGCCTTGAAGTCTATTCCGTAGTCATTCGCCCCTAGCACCAGTGAGCCGTTGGTAGCGTCGTCGTGTGTCCACTTAGCGCCGACGTTATTGGCTGTGGCTGAGTGCAGCAGTAGGTCAGCACCGTTACCAGAAACACCAACGTTGAGAGTATTACTAGCGAAAGTAAGGAGAGACTGTGCATCTAATTCTGTTGTCGTACTACCAACCGTCACCAACTCGTTCACACTTGCGTCGTTCAAGGCACTGACAGCACCAGTACCACTGGTGGATGCGTTGATGAGAACGGACCACTTGGGGTTGGTGTTGCTGTTGTTGCGAATGATGATGGCGCTTTGCCCGCCTTGCACTTGGTAATTCAGAGCGCTGCCGCCAATTGTGTCGAAATTGACTGGGTGACCGCTCGATGAGTTGGTGTTCCTGATGTACACTATCGAACCGGGCGCGAACTCGTTGCTGGTGTTGTCTGGGTTGAGAGTGCATCCAGAGGCGCTTGGTGCGATGATGAAGATGTTAGGGCCGTCGTGAGTGAAGTGATTGACACCAGAGGGTGTGCCTGTGTATATCCTGTCAGGAGCGAGTCTGAGCGTCTTAGGTGTGCCGTTTGACTCATGTGATGCGAAGAAGAGCACGTCGTCTCCTATATCGCCTAGTCTAGTTCCGCCACTGGTCACCTTATCTGTGGAGTGTGACATCCATATCGCGCCGAATGGCGAGTCGGAGAAGTCACCAGCCTCGGTATGCAGTGCATCGAGGTCGGTGTGGCTGTTGACTGAGTTGGTAGAGTCCTTGTTCTTTGGTATGCCTTTGGTGAGGGGAGTGATGAATATCGGTGAGGGTCTGAGGAAGACCCTCTTGTCGTTTATCTCTGTGATTCTTATCTTCAAGTCATTACCACCAGCGATTGCACCTGTCTCGAATATGGCTCTCACGGTGGCTAGGACTATGGTGTCCTTGACGGATGTACCAGTGTCGCTGTCTATGAGGTAGGTGTTGGGTGACGAGGGGTACACACCAGTCCCCGTATCGACTAGGCTGCTCTGCTCGTATCTGATGTGCTTGGTGTTACCAGAGTCATTGGCGTTTACGAATATGGTGAACAAGCACTCCTTACCATCACTCAGGGGAGCGGTAGTCCCTACTTTGTTAGCACCGTTCAACGTTAGGTCTATCGTGATGTCATCTGGAGTCCCGTCTGTGTCGTAGCCATCAGCGAACTCGTACATAGCCCCATCCAATATGACATAACCGCCCTGTATCACTATCCGATGTGCATCGGAAACGTGCTTCTTGACTGCTCCGGGCAGGAAGTCGGGGTTGTTTCTGTCAGTGCCGCTGACCGCACCACCCTCAAGCATGAGTATACCATTGCCGTGCACACCCTCCAGTATGTTGGTGAATGATGCTGATAGTATCTGGTCGCCGTCTCTGAGACCGTCAACCCCTAGGGTGTAGTTGGCTGCTGTGTGTCCTGAAAGTGGATTGCCTGTCGTCGCCATTACCTCACCTCTATCAATAGTTGAATCTTCACTTCATTTCCACTTGTCTTCGTCACCGGGCTTATCACATGTCTTGAGACGGGAACAAAATCGCTCGTGCCCCTCAACTGTATGAATACCTCCTTGAGGGGTTCGGAGAAAGAATGTTCCGTTCCGAGAGTGCCCTCAACCATCAGAGTGGAGTCGTCTATGACTGTCACCGTGGGGGTGATTGTAACGGCAGGTCTACCAGCGGATGCTGTGGCGGGTGTACCGTCAAAACCCAGTATCATCTCATTGATGTTGGACGCTATCGTATCTAGCATCAATCTCTTCACGTAGTCGCTTGCTGGCATCACTCTCCACCTCTCATACTCACTCCACTAAACTTAGACATTCCAATCACCTTAGCAGTCCCCGCTTTGCCTATAACAGCCCTTCCAGCAGCCTTACCGATTGCAAACTTAGAATTGAGGCTTTCTACAACTCTCACGGTTATTATGGGAATAGTCACTATTTCAAGCGAGGAGAACAAAGATAGATTTCTTTCAGTCTGCTGGCTTATGGTGTCTGGGTTGTTGCCAGAAGAAGAGGCCATCATCCCTTCGCTGATGCCTTGCAGCACACCCTCGACACCGGTCTGCACAGATATGAAGTTCATGTCTGTCAATCTGGATGACAGAGTGTGTCTGGACTCTGTGATTAGTTTCTTCTCTCCCTTGTAGGAAACGACCTTTCCGGGTCTCAAGTCCCAAGCATCTGGATGACCACTGCTCCTTAGTGAGCCTTGCTCTAGGGAGTTGGCCTTGAGAATCTGCCTAGCCACCCTCTTAGCGGCAGCGTTGGTCTTTACCGTGGCATCGAAGATTGGTGTGACTGTCTCCTGCACGTCTGTGTCGAACTTGCCCTGTTGCCTCTCTGCATCATCTACAGTGACTGAAGCACTCTCATTCTTCGCCAAAGGCACACCTTGGATTGATATCCTGTTCTCATTGTGAGAAGAGGGGTTGGTCTCCTCGTTACCCTGCCTCAGGCCTGCATCGAGGAATCTGGTGGCTGTTGTGAATGTAAAGGGTGTGTACATGAGGTTGGAGAATCTGTCGAAGTAGATGATGTTGCCATCATGACGTGACGCAAACTTCAGTGCTGAGATGAGGGGAACACCGTAGAAGTCCTCTGCTAGGAACTTGTTGGTGTGCTTTCTCCTAGCGCTGTTAGTGTTTGCTGCGTGTCTCAACGAGCCTATCTGCACAGAAGTGAGAGTGGATGCTATATCTGTTCCCAGCCTCATTGCCAAATCGCTGGTTCTTAAGCCAACATCAATGGGGTCTCCTAGGTGAACTGTCTTGCCTTGGAAGTCTATGTCCTTGAGGCTCCTTCCCTTCATGTTCTTGATGTTGATTTTGACTCCCTCTGTGGAAGACTCTGCCGTTGATAGGGTGAGCCTGTCTGATGTATCCTCTCCGCTGTACATCAATGTGGGTAGGTTAGAGGTGGCTGATATCACACCAGTCTCATAGAATGGTGCTGCTGTACTGGTATGGCCGGGTGCACTCACATGTGAGAGTTGCACTGATGCCTCACCCTCCACCAACTCGTACCTCTTCTCGCTGAATACGTTGTATGTTGCGTTGTTCCTGTTCTCTATGGTTATCTTGTGCTTGTAATCGGTTTGGGTTTCCAAGAGGGCGTGGTGCACTGCGTTGTCTACGAACACCGGTTTTCTCACGTGCTTCATCACTTCGTTCACAGTGTCAGTGAACTTGCCTGTGCTTGCTAGTAGTTTGGTCATGTGGCATCACCACTGTGGTCACTCACGTTGAAGGTAACATCACCCTTGTGTCCCTTGGGGTGTAGAGACTGGCTGAATCTAGGTTTGATGCTGTGGTCCAATCTCCTCACTATCTGGTTGGATTCTTCTATCTGCCTTCTTCTAGATGCATCTGCTCTGTAGTGCTGTAGGGTATTCTCGCTCATTATCATCCTAGTCACTGGGCTTGTGATTGTGGTCTTGTCAAATCCATTCACTCCTGTAGTTTCTGTTCCTAGAATCTTAGGTCCTTTTGATGTAGGTGTAATGGCGCTGCTGTTGCTGATGTACACCACAGGTACGTATGGACCATTGGTGTCTGGCGCTGTGCTCCTTGGGAAGTTGCCTGCCGCTACTCTAGGTGTTGGTGTTTCGTATGTGAACAGACCGTACTTGCCACCAGCAGATGCTCTGAAGAAGTCAGATGCAGGTTGTGGTGTGTTGCCTGCCACGGACGGTATTGGCCTGAACATCTCCACATGCTGCTTGTCTAGCACACGAACGGGTCGTAGCAACCACTTCACGCTCTGGTCGTTATGGTTGTTCTTTACTGTGTTTCTGCTGAAGTCGGTATTCTGATACGGGTTGGTAGTCTTAGCACCACCCGACACACCATCCAGACCCCAGCCTTTGTCATCGAAGAAAGAGCCGTAACTCTTGGTCTCCAACACATAACTACCACCCAGTGGATTTACGTTGCTGGTATGACTGAACCTGAGCACGCTGTTGATGTGCCCGTTGAATAGTGCAGATGTCAGGTCCAAGTCACCGAGAGTCTGGCTGTTTGCCACCAGAGCACCGTGCAGCACTGTCCTCTGTCCCACGCCTCTGTCTGTGTGCAGGCTATGCGCCTCTGTGTTGATTGCTATGTGGTCCTTCTCAAGACCCTCCATGTTCTCAGCGTCAATGCCTATCCTAGGGGTGCTTCTGCTGATTGCGTCTTTGTGTGGTGATGTGCCTACTATCTGTTCCACCCTGTCACTGACCACTGCGTCTGGCTTGAGTAAGCCGTCCTCTGCAATCTCCAGTCTGGCACTTATTCCCCTTGGAATCTCATCGGCTTGCAGTACATCGTTACGGGGGCGTAACAAGCCCGTTACGGCTGGGGGTTCTGCTGTGTTGTGACTTAACACTATACCGGTGGAATGCACAGGCTCCGACAACTCAGTGAGTATGTCCTCGTTGAATTGGCTTGGGTATCTCACTCCTCTGCCATTACCCATATCCCCTATGCGCATTGAATGTGTGGGAGCGAATACATCGACCAATTCAGTAGAACTACCGCTTAGTGACTGAGAGCCGCCAAATCTAGGCGCATCGTCCGTTCTATCTCCTGAGGAGTCTATTACATCAAGGACATCGAAGATGGGTTTGCCGTTGTTGAATATCCTAGCATGAGGTGACCTGTTGTTGGTTCTGTCATACTCGTATGCGTCACCACAGTCCCATGCTGGGCGGATGCCGAATCCACGCACTGGAGCACGCCTTACGTCCTCTCCACGCTCGTTGCCCCACCAATCTACCAGATAGTACTGAGCGGCCTCTGTGAGGCTGTATACCTCCTTGCCGAAGCGTGACTCTCCCCACCAGTCACACACTTGGTTGCTATTCGCTATGAGTCTCCTCAATGGTGCACCGAACGGTCTGGTCATCCTCCTGCCATCGCTGTACCTCACTTGGTATTCGGGCCTGTCTGCTGCGAGCATACCGGCGAAGTTGGTCTGCCTCTCCATGATTCCGACGTATGTCGTTGACAGAGAAACGTTAGACTGCGAAGCATCTCCACCTATGTATTCCCATGTTGATGCAGGCATGTGCACCAGTGGCCCTGCAACGTAGTCAGTGGTGTACTGCGTCTCTGATGAGTTGTCGTCTTCTAGTTTGCCTCTAGCGGGTAGTATACCGTATGTCGGCTTGTTGTACACCTGTCTCAGGGATATCCTCCACCCGTATGAGTAGCGGTTGTCAGTGTGCGAACTACTCATCGTATCGAACGTGATACCGCTGCTGGCCAT